TGCGGTTTTACAGTTCAAGCTAAACACTTTAAAGAACTCTCACATTTGGTTGGAGGTCTTAATGATGTGTGTTATGCACTACCTAAAGTGTTTAATGTTTCATCTATCGATGTCACTTTCGAGGACGTTGTATCAACTGTTAAAAACCACTTACCAATTCACATAGTTGAAGACTGTCTGGATTGCGGTAACCCAATATCGACACACTCCTGTATGTATTATACAGAACATGCTCATGACGAAGATGCCCCATCTAAACCTGTCATGAAGGTCGTGTCTGGAGGCACTCTCTCTATGAAGCCTCCTGTTAAATTTGAGTTAAAAGAAGTTATTCCTGGTTCTCAAGAAAGAAAACTTAAGGAAGTAGTAGCTAAATCTGTTCAAGATCAAGCTGGTTCAGTAACTGTGTCTGATGATGATGAGGTCACCCTTGATTTAAAAGGTAAACAAAGAACTGAATCCGTGTCATCTGGACCTGAGTCCTCATCTGATGAGATGCCCGAGATTGACATAACAGTTGAAGAAGCTAGCGACTTGCTTGATGAACTTGACAAGAAAGGGTTAACGAAACCACACGTGTTCACTGGTCCTAGCTTTACTTCAGTTTGTATCTGTGGGCGACAGGCAAAAGATCATTTTTGCTGTCGAGTTATTACTCCAGATATGAAAACTTTCACAAAATCTGGCTTCGTCCATGTCACCGGAAAATCAATCCGTCGTGTATGTTCATGGATAGAAAGGCACAGGTTCAAGATTGCCCTTATCTTGGCCTTCCTTTGCGTAGCAGCCTATTTTGCTTATAAATATTACAAGCGCAAGAATACCAAGCAACAATCTGCTCTCTTGCTAGAAGGTGTCAATATGACAGTTGCTCCTCTCACGGAAACTGAAGCGGCGTCACGTCAAACGTCTCGTGGAGATCTTTCCACAGCTATAAATGATGATGTGGCCTCCAAGTACTCACAGGTTAAGGCACGATATTCACGTAACAACAACAGTGATGCTGCTGCTGCAGACGAACGTCTTGATCGTAGTGAGAACAATAGTCGGTTTTTAAGCATGCTCAATAATGCTTCACGTAGTAGTCAGTTTCAGTTCACACCAACTGACGAAAATAAAATTCCTCAATCCCAATGGGGAAGACGTCACTTGATGCGTACAAAGCTTGATCCTCTGAAAATTTTATCTTATGATTTCCTTAAAGTGCGTATTGGTCCAGCTCAGTCAGCTGTTGATGCAACGTTCTATAAGAAACATGCCGATGAATGGTCAAAAGTTGTTGAAGTTGCTCGTCAGAACAACAAGAACATTCTTGTGCAGCGGCCAGATAATAAATGGGACACCATTGTTATTGCACATGAGGCGGGAGAAGATATCCAGCTTGAAATGTACACAAAGAATCTTGAGGAAGTTGGCCTTATTCCCACTGAAACTCAGTATAATCAGCTTGTTAGTGCTGATTCTGCTAAGCGTAAGAAACTTGTCGCTACATGGTTAGGCGAACACATGCTTAGAACCAAAAACTCTATCCAAACTCAGGCAATGGTTGGTGCTTCGCCTTTAATGGTCGGCAAGTTAGCCAAAAGCACTTTCCACATATACAACTCCAAGTATGGTACAACATCTGGTTGTTTCAGAGTCAAAAGGTTAGATGGAGGTGATCCTGTGTATTTGGCTACTGCCCACTCCGTGTACAATCCACAGACTATTTCAGGACCAAAGGGAGACATTACTAGTCCTCACGGAAAAGGAGAAGTTGTTGCTGAAAATCAAAGCATTGACATTGTTCACTTACAATTTGAAAAAGGTGACGTCCCATCGCTCACACCTTATGATCTTGATGAGTACCATGGTCCAGCCTATGTTATTACGCCGGACATATTTGATACCGGACTTCGAGGGGGATATTGTGTCATGTCAGGAGGCAATTTAGTTCATAGTTGCCCCACATCAAAGGGCATTTCAAATTTCCCTATTGTCACACCAACTGGAAAAGTTCTTGGAGTTCATAGAGGAACTTCCGGTATGAATAATGTCGGAGTACCCATTAAGGTAGCTTTATCCTTAGATGGACCCACAGTATCTGTTATGACAGTGCAATGCACTCATGACATGAGTTGGGAAGGTACTCCTCTACAGTTTAAGGATCAGTCACCCGTTTATTTGACAGCTGAGATCAATCCAATGGTTAACTACTATGAGAAAGTTAGAAACATGAAAGTCGCTTTAACTATTGTTTCATTTCCGAATATGTACAATGTCCTCCGATCCTATCTAGATAGGATAGCAGACAAGAGGCTCTACCCTGATTATTCATACTTCCTTACAAAGTTTTGCAGTGGTGAAAGTATTTATATGTCTCTCACCAATGCCCATGATTTTTCAAAGCATGAGTTGCTTTTTACTGCTGGTGCAGACAACTCTTGGAGCACCTATTCACTTGGTTTTGCAGCTTGCATTTCAACACAACCTCTAGAGTTTGCGACTGTAAACTCAGATGACCCGGATTCAAAAGCAACTGTCGCCCAATGCTTGGGATCCGAAGGTTGGTTTTACTCTGGTATAACCATACCCGTGACTGCATTCTTTTATTCGGCCCAAACCGAACATGAACAACTTTTATGTGAAGGAAGTGACCTTTTCCAAGCCATGACTGCTATTGGTCGTTATCCATCACGGAAACTTGTGCATCTCAATGTTTTTCCAAAACGTCTCAGGCGTGTTGAAGTTGGAAATCCCCGAGTGCTTCCTCACATTGATTCAGAAGTTGATCTGCTTCCATTTCTAAGTAGTAATTTTGCTTGGGTTGATCTTATGGCAAAACTTAGAAACTCCCTTATGCATGCCTATAATGGGAACATGGAACAGAGTGATAATAATAACTCTGTTGGTGACTTGGGTTATTTGGCCGATGTTTCGAAGGCAGTATCATCTGTTTGCCTGAATGTTATTTCCGAATCCTTGATTCTATCAAAGCAAACAAGCCGTGACAAAAAATTTTATCGTGATACGTTGCTGCCTCTTACTGTTTCTCGCTTTGCTGTCACTTGGAAAGGTAAAACCACATATTGGGAAGGGATCACTCCTGAGTCGTATTCACGCTATGAAGAACGCTTTGCCCTCAATGTAGCTAAAGGGGAATCTCCCTATTTAACATATAAGCGTCACATAGCTATACTTCAGAAGATTTTTCATCATTGTGACTGCGCCCAAATGTTTGGAACATCAAGTGTGGTTTTGCCAGTTTATGAACCACTTGAGACTTTCCGAACCATTCCGTCAGTAGTTAATGAGGCGGTTGATCAAGCACTTATGAAATACCAGATGATGGTAACTGCAGGTAAACGACAAGTTGACAGTTTCGCTAAACTATATACAGCGCTACGTGCCACCGAGCTGTCTAGACATTTTCAGGGGCCTGTTCACGCCGATGAAACCCTCTTGTATCGCGTTGACGTTGACATCCCCCAAGATAATAGAGGAATTGTTGTGTTTCAACCTCTCAACCCCTCTGCAACTTATGCTCTTGCAGGCCATATTACTAGTGGTTCCACAGTTGACACACAATTTCTTTCCTTCACTAGAGGAGACATTTATGTCTCTATGTGTTATGCATGTCAATGCCTCCTCCAGTCACGTAAAACTTCCTCAAAGTTAATAATTTACGAGGCTCAAGATGATGGAAAGAACATCTTTGATTATAGAGATGGCATACAAGGAGTCATTGCTAATGCTTATGCAAAACGTTGGCGAGAGGTCACGTATGAAGGGACAACGGAAATGAAGATACAACACAAATATGTTGTTCCTGAATACCTTAAATGGAGGTTCAATAGTTTTAGAGAAGACTACATTATTGCTGAACCTACTCCCATGTTCTCGTACCTAAAAACTATGGCTAAGTGCTATGAAGAATCACATAGCAAGTATGTACGATCAAAAAGTGGGAAAATAGTCAAGTTTTGGAATGGTAATGGCTCTTACCACATCTCAGTTGCTAAAGCAAAGACCCTTGCAAAACGCCTCCGACTGAGAGAGCTACCGGAGAGGACAGGCACAAATCATTTTCGTGTCACTGCACTTAACGGAGATGTTTCTGTTATTACAGCTCCTGAGCTTTATGCCCATTATCGTAAATATATTGCCCACCAAGATGACATCACTGACTCAGAAGGTGAGGGCTGGGATGAGGCAAAAGCATCAAGCCATAACTCTGAGATGCACGCCAAGAATGGCAACATTGATGCTAGTCTTAACCCAGTATATCTCACTGCCGAGGAGATTGTCAAGCGGGGCATCAATGCTTTTGGAGAATGGGGCAAAAAGAAATTTGGTTGGAATGAACATATTTTCGATCATGTTTTTCCTATTGTTGAGTTGGGGGTAAAGGGTCTTTGCGTTTACGCCAACTGGTCAGTATTCGGCCCTGTTTTTGCATCCAGCCCTGTGGTTGCAATTGGTTGCATTTTCATGTATGCTGCTGGAGCTTACGTTATGCATCTAGAAACTATGAAGAAGACAGAGAGTGGTTCATCTTACCATATTGTTTCAAGACTCGCTGCTCATATTGCATTTAACTTGTTTGCCCTTATATTACCTGTGCCAGGCTTAACTTTGTTATTTGCAAAGTTTATAGTCCCTAAGATATTGCGAAAATGGCAGTATTGGGTGCACAAAGTTAAATTTGCACAAACTTGTGCGTCGGTAAATGGATACACTGTTTTCAATACCCCATCACTTGCAATTGCGCACGTCTTTAACGCTCTCGAGTTTATGGACAGATTAGCGGCTGCATTTGCTAAACGTTTTGCAGAATTTACCTGCTTGACAGTTCAAAAATGTGTCAACCAGATTTCTGAATTCACACTCTGCTCCATTGCGGGATTCTATGAATGCATAGAGATTATAAAGCATCCAGTGCAGTCCATTACTGTTGCTTGCACTCCCGAACCTTCTGTGGACATCAAGATTGTTTCTGATCCTCTCCCTATTTCACCTGCTCAATCTGATAGTGAAGGATCTTTCATTCCCGACGAGATGTCAGGTGCTGAGGATGACGCTCCTCAAGAGTCCTCAAGTGATGAAAGAGATGCAGCCGCACATAACTCCCAAATGCACTCTGAAAATGGCAATAGACAGGATGTGCAGTTCAAGGTTCCTATGTTCACCAATGGTGTATTTCAACGTGTGCCTCTGTGGCTTGCTCGCAAATGGAACAAGCTTATGCACTCACAAAATGGCAATCCTGGTGCTTTCAATTTTTCTTACTTACCAGATCATATAAAACATAAATATCACATCGATCTTTTTGATTCACCGAAATCGTTTAGTCCAAGTTTGGGTGACAGATGTCTAGTTATAGGCACAATGGATCATTACAACAAGGATTATGGCAAATTTTCTGTTAATCCTGATTTTTTTAAAATTGGTAAGAAGTTCGGATTATCAACAGACTTTGATCATGATGTTGCCGTCCCCACTATAGAAACCATACGTCGCGACTTTGCTAAAAACACTCGCAACCTTTCTAAAAATCGTGATCCTGAAATTGAGGCACACGCAATGCATCTTATGACCGAGCATATTCGTCGACTCTTACCGTTTGGTTTCCGCACAAAGTCCCATGAAGAAGTCATTGCATCTATGAACCCACAGGCCTCAGCTGGTATTATCGGCATCTCGAATACAGCTGAATTGATTGAAAAATATCAAGATATGTTGAAAGATTTCTCATCGCAAGTTAAAAATGGTGAAAAACCCGACTTTGTGGTTTTGGCAGCAGGTAAAGAAGAACTTCGTGATGATGAACGAATTGCTGCAGATAAACATCGATCATTTCATTCCGTGCCTAAAACGGCATATTATGTCGAGCAAGAATTTCTAGGAGATGCCATTGATAAAATTGCAGCAAATCCCTGGTTCATTAGTAGAATGTTCCTTGGTACATCTCCCTATTATGGAAACTGGACTGATATCAACAACGAAGTTTTCCGTAAATGGTTTTATGCTATAACCAATATCGATTTTCCAAAGTGGGATTCGGGCGTTTTTGCCGATGATCAACTTTTCTTCCTATTCGTTCTAGCAGATCTTGCCATGGACAAGCAGTACTGGGAGAACTTCCTTGCTTGGGAAATCGATAAATTTCTGCGTTCATGTTTGTGTGGTGTGCCTTTAGATAAACACACTGTTGAAATTGTAGTCGCTTGGGACCTCATGCAATCTGGCAAATTGTGCACATTTGTTTTCAATTGTCTTGAAAATCATTTCCGTCATTGCTATTCGTTTTCTTACATGATATGGCAATTGTTTCGTCGCCTTCCAACTTATGACGAAGTTTTCGTTGACAATTGCCCTATCGCAGGTGGAGATGACTTCACTATGGGCGATGTGTTGGATATGAACCTTTATTCACAAGGTTCCAAAGACTTTGGATTCCCAATCGAATCATATGATAGAAATTCAGCTGACCAAGGTATAGTCTTCATGGGTTGTGAAAGCATGCGAAATCATTATTATTATTTCCCAGTTCCAAACTTTGGAAAATTGCATGCCAATCTCGCCCTTATGAAAAAAGGCAATGATATGGGAGATTATTTACAAAAATGTGACGCAGTTGTTCTTCTAACTGCAGCTACAAACCCTGATTACAGTCGAGCTGTTATCCAATTCCGAGATCATCTGGCCTGGATGTATCAGTGGGATCCATCTGTGAAAGCAGTCGTTGGAGGCTTCACCTCGTTTGAAAAAGCAATACAATTACATTGCCCAGTCAATGAGACACATTTTGATGACGTGTGTGGTGAATATTTGCTTTACAGTTTGTTCGATACTAAATCCAAAGAGTCTTTTATGGACTCCATGACTGCATTGCTCCCCGATAATGAATGTCAGGTAGGACCCTTAAATTTTATAGAGCCTGATAAAAATAGCATCACTGCTATTATCCCTATACCGCAATGCAAAACACATTTGAATCTACATACCAGCCCTTTGTTCTTTGTACAAAGTGCCAGTCCCGAGAAGACCTTGTGTTCCCTATCTATACAATCTGTCCTGTCTGCTTCAACATCAATGCCGAGACGAACCAGGAAAACTACTATCCGAGTGCGCGAGCCGAAGCAACAAACGAAACCTGTTGTAGTGTCTATCAAAAGAGCAGCCCTCAGGAAACGCCCTCGCCCATCTGCATCTCCTCGCCATGCACGCCAGCAGGCAACAAGGACATTTCGCAAAGTGAAAGCGATCCGAGCACTGAATGCTTTGAAACCCACCCGTACAGCCTTCAAACACACTATACGGACCGTCAACAAAGTTTCGGGTCAAGCAGCAAGAGTGTGCGAGTCTCTAACTCTACCACAAGAGGTCGCCCCAGTTCGCTTCAACACCGAGTATTCAAGCATGCCAACCGCCGTGTGTAACCCGCCTGATTCCATGTCTGTTCCATGGTCAGGAGTTGCTGGTTCTACATCTCACACTAAGGAATCTTTATGGTTTGCTTATGCATTTAGGCGTATGGAGTGTGCTACCATCCACAAACAACAACTTGTGACCTGCAACTACGACGCTAAATGGAGAATGGATTATGACGATACCAGTGGAGGTGCAAATGATTTTTATTGTATAACACCACAAATGTGCACTGACCGTCTTCCAGCAAATTCTGCTGGAGATTCCACCGAGTTCGAGCTCAATCCCATCATACCGTATATGGCTCACGTCAGTGGAGATGCTCCCCACGGAAACATGTGGTTAGCAGGATCATCAGAGAATTATCGTGACAGACGTTTTTTTTGGATCGATGCCGGCGCAGCTCTCACTCTCACCTTTGACTGTTTGATAGCAGGTGCAGGTTGGAACGGTGCTGTCTGTACTGTTAGACCCGTTGTTTATCATTGGCACAAAGGTGTGATTCAAGAAGCAGATGGAGCTCAACTTTCCTCTGTTGTTATATCTGCAGCAGCAGCCACATATACGAGAACATGGACTTGCGGAGTTATACCAGGATATCACTGCATTGTCTTTGAAGTTCATTATAAGAGTGCAGGAACTGCTACTGGTACTTTTGGCAATCAATGCAACATTACGATGACTTACAATACTGTCAACAGTGAAGTCATGTGTCATCGCCCCGTGAAAGGGTTTGCAGAGAATATGTCTGCTGTTGGTGGTGTTAGATCTATGGCAGCTTCTATTTTTTATCAAAATACAGCAGCAAATCTCTCAAAGAATGGTGCCATCTATATGCTTCAGGTCCCAGAAAGAATTCAGTGGTATGACTTGTATTCCGACGACACCATCGCGGACCTGATGAACATTCCAGGTGCCGTTAAAGCCACAGCAAATACAGGTGCGTATATGTATTTGCGGCCCACTCAGCCCAGTGATTTCGATTTTACAACATCGTTTGATGTTGAGAATGGAGTACTTGTAGACTCCCATTATGAAATTGACTCGTCTAAATCTGCATATCTCATGCTTGTTGCTTCTGTCCCAGATGCAGCTGGACGTTCAGCAGAAATCACTTTTGCAGGTTCTTATGAATATCAGACCACAGATTTGTGGAGACCTATTGGCGTAGCTCACGGTAGCATTGAGCTTTACCGAGAAGCTTTGAATCATCTCAAGGCTGTTCCACAATTTCATGAGAACCCCACCCACATGAAGGAGATCCTTAAAGCCGTTTTGAATGGACTCCCGTACGTCATAAAAGGAATTGTCAGACACGGTCCGATGATTGCACAGTTTGCGACGTACGCAGCAGGGATGATATAATTGTTTCATCCCCCGCCAGGTTGGTTTTTTATTTTTTACTAACTGGCGGCATTTAACGCTATGTTTTTATAAAGAGGGTTATTATCCTCTGCTTAACTTTCATAGCATTGTAGTGTTTGCTTAATTCACTACCATACCCAACAAGAGATGGAGAGTCTTTGGTTGAAATTCCCTCAACAATAACTCTTCTTACACAAGAG